TTTGAGTCTGCCGCTAACGAAGAAAAGGCTTGGGCCTCATATCTATTTAAAAACGGCTCTATTATTGGCCTAAACGATAAGGTAATGATCGAATATGTAGATTGGCTATGTATGACAAGACGAAAAACTATTGGACTGCCATATACTAAAGGGTGTAAAAATCCAATCGCTGGATGGACTGACCCTTGGATGAATTCAGAGTCTGTCCAAGTAGCCCCACAAGAACATGAAATAACATCTTATAAGATTGGTGCTAGTAAAAATGACTTAGAAGATATTGATCTTGGAGGACTTGATATATGATACATGTACAATTATTAGATGTCAACGCTCAAGTTCCAACACGGACATATGTCACAGATGCTGGGTGGGATTTATACTCAATTGAAAATTGCTCAATAACAACAAAACAACGCAAGACTGTTAAAACAGGGATAGCATTATCCATTCCAGAAAATATGGTGGGTTTAATATGGCCAAGATCTGGCCTATCAGTTAAACACGGCATAGACATTCTAGCTGGAGTTGTGGATTCTGGGTACAGAGGGGAAATTATGGTATGTTTATATAACACTTCGGATGATGATGTTGTAATTCATACTGGGGATAGAATCGCTCAGATTATATTCCAAGAGTTACCTCGCGTAATGATGATTAGTCAAGAAACGTTAGGTTTCTCGCAACGAGGAGTACATGGCTTTGGGAGCAGCAACAAATAAATACGACAACTCGCATAACAATAACAGTAAAAAAAATATCAAACCAGTAAAAAAACCACAGTCGAATACATTAGTAGCTAAAACAGATAACCAAAGAGAGTATATCAGATCTATTATTGAGAATGATATAACTTTTTGTACTGGCCCATCAGGAACTGGAAAATCTTTTATTGCGGCTGGTGTCGCAGCGGAAGCTATTTTAAGAGATAAAATAGACACAATCATAGTCACTAGACCTCTAGTGTGTACCGGCAAAGACATTGGATCACTACCGGGAGAACTAAGCGATAAGATTAAGCCATATCTACAACCCATGGAAGAAAATTTAAAATATTTCCTTGGAAGAGACAAGTTTGCTCTGTATTATAACACTAGAAGAATTAGGTTTGAGCCACTTGAAACTATGCGTGGGGCAACCTTTCATAATTCTTATATGATATTAGATGAGGCTCAAAATTGTACAGCAGATCAAATTAAAATGTTTATCACTAGAATGGGTGAACATGCTAAAGTGATGATTAACGGAGACACAAAACAAACAGATCTATATAATACGAATGGCTTAAATTTCTGCTTAGATAGATTGCAGAATATTGAAAGTATTGGTATTTGTAGGTTAGATTACTGTGATATTCAAAGAAATGGAATTTTGGCAGCAGTTTTACGCGCATTAGAAGCTTGAGGTATATATGTTATATGATTATAATTGTGATAATTGCTCACATGAAATGAGAGATGTCTGTCAGTCTATGAAGGACGCAGAATTAATTACTTGTCCTAGCTGTGGAAAAGATGGCCTAAGTAGAGTAATATATGGTGGCATAGGTTATTTTGTTAAGGGCGTAAGCACCATCGGTCAACTTGCAGATAAAAATTGGGCCAGCATGGGTAGCTATAAAAGATCTGAAATTGAGCAAGAATCAAAGGACAAAGCAAAAGAGGAAACTTCTTTTTTCTCCACTTTTGGAAATGCTAATAAAAAGCAAATCAACACCATGACAGAGCCACAAAAGGAAAAATATATCATGACAGGTGAAAAATGAAATTTATTGAATCATATTCTAAAGCTAATATGAGTAAAGATAGTGAGAAATCTTTTTACGATAGGTCTGGTAGTGTTGTTGAGGAAAGTGTAGACAAGATATTTGCTCAAGTTATAGACGTAGACCTTGGTGGTAATCAACGTCAAAAGAAATTCTTTATCAGAACTTATAATAATTTACCATTTGACCCACTAGGGCCAGACAGTAGAAGAGAAATTTGGAGCAGAACATTACTCAAGGTAGTATCACAAAGTACATTTGATTATTATATCATGTATTTAAAAAGTAACAACTCATTATATATGACAAGAACACAAAGGAGCTTTATAAATGGCTAATAAAAAGGGACCACTAAGTAAGTCAGAAACGTTTTATATTGACGAGCATGTTAAAAGTGGTAAAAGTATTAATGATATTGCTTCAGATTTAGATAGGGCGATTTCATCAATTGAAAAAAGAGTTGTAAAGGCCAAGAAAGATAATAATATTAAAACTCCAACGTGTGGAGATCAGTTTGCTAGGCGGGCTGGCGTAACGATTATGACAGAAAATGCTTCCTCTATGGGCGACGTTAAGAGAAAAACTGGACAAATGTCAGCTAAAATTAGTAAGTGCGTGACAACAATTAAACAAGATGAATAAGGCTTTAGTTAGTTTTGCGATGGGGGAGCAATATGAACAGATGCTGAGTGTGTCATGCCCCACACTATATAAATATGCCAAACAACACAATTACGACGTTATTATTCCGTGCTATAAAACTATAAAAGATGCTTGCAAAAGGTACGGTTGGAACTATCAAGCTAGACCAAATCAATGGTTAAAACTCCCTGCTATTAAGTGCGTATTAGAGTCTTATGACATGGTGCAGTGGGTAGATAGCGACATTGTAATAAATAAATTTGATATTGATATTAATGAAGATTTTCAACATGCCACACAAACTCAAGCATTTGTTATTCACCAAGACAAATATGAGGGACAAGTTCCAAATATGGGAGTGTGGAGCATGAAACATTCAGCTTTACAGGCGCTGGACAATATATGGAATCAAACAGACTGCATACATCATAGATGGTGGGAGCAGGGAGCAAACATCAAATTAATGACATTAGACACAGGATATAAAGATAGTTGCTACGCTTTACCATTTACATATAATATTCATAAAAATGATGTTAGATATACTGGCAATGACTCAAATAGAGATGGGGCCATACTACACGCAACCATGTATGTAGACAGAGTTGGTCAAATGAAAAAATGGGTTAATAATGATTACACGTAGAGATCAACTAGGCTTATTCATGTCTGACAGCGGATTTACCACATGTGCTGAAATAGGTGTTCAGTGTGGAGTTTTCTCAAAAACAATATTATCAACATGGGACAGTGGACATATATATTTAATAGACGCTTGGCAACACTTTAACCATGATGACTATCTTGATATATCCAATCTGTCCAATGATGAGCAAAACAATAATATGTTGACAACAATAAAAAATGTGTCACCCTTTGCTGGTAGATATACTGTATTACAAGCATTATCACATGAAGCATGTCATAAATTTGATGATAAATATTTTGATCTAATATATCTTGATGCCAATCACAGTTATAAACATGTATATGAAGATATTAGTTGTTGGATAAATAAAGTAAAAATCGGTGGATATATAAGTGGGCATGATTATTTAGATGGTAATTTGGCAGAAGGTGTTTTTGGAGTTAAGAGTGCGGTGTGTGATTTTTTTGGCAAAGATCCAGATTTTGTAACACAAGAAAAATGGCCATCATGGTTTATAAGGGTAGGAGCATAATATGTTGAATTTTATTACAACTCATGAGCGGTGGTTAGAAGAATATCGTAAAGATAAATATAAAGTGTGGATACGGGCCACCCTATCTGACGATACAGAATATTACTTGCCAAGCCATGAACACTGGGTAGCTTTAAAACCCATATGTGAAAATCAACAATTATATGTTGTGAAAATAGGACTTCAGTATAGATCTCATTTTGTTGAGGTTGACACGCATGATACTGATGGTGTATACTTGGTGAGGTCAGTCATTGGCATGATGGGAGAAAATAGCAAACAGACTATAACTATTGGTAAGGTCTATGGTGGAATAGTTAAAAAGACTATGTGGGTAACTCCAGAACTGGTGTCAGAAATGTCCACTGAAGATAAAATTGAAGATTGTTTTAGGGAAGCATTGATATTACATTATGGCAGAGAAAATACCAAAACCAGAATTGTTCAGTAAAAGTTATCAAAAAGAATGGTCAGAAAGTCATAAATATAAGCATATTCATACTGGTGAGTATTGCACATTTGAAGCCTATGTTGCAGAATATATTGTGTTGCGTAGATCTGATAGGCTCAATCTAGGTAAGCCATCCTATAAGTTTTGGACCAAGGGAGATCCCCTACACTGGATATGGAAAAAACAATACGGCGCAGCACTGCAATTAAAAAAGAAATATAGTGAAGAGGCTATACTAAAGGCAATACAATCTAAAGATTTTGATAGATTATTAGTGATTGGTATTCAAAATGGTAGAGGATATAAGGTTAATCCTCCAGCAGAAGCCGTTATAATGAAACACCAAAAAGCATTAGACACAAAAAATACGCCAGCACCTGTTAATATTGATGCTAGTGTAGAAAATTCTACACTTGAAACACGGGCCACTCAAAGCTATAATACAAAAAGACCAACCATGAACCAACTGAGGAATCTATGAGTAAGAAGAAAACATCTAAGTTTGTCGAAGACGTTATTAGCAGTGCTATTATTTCCACATATGGAGATGTCGTTCGCAGTGGAACAGAAGTATTAGACAATATACATAATTTAGAGATTATTGGTATTTCTCCAGCATTAGATATTGCTCTTGGGGGAGGCATCAGAGAGGGAACATGCGTTGCAATGACCGGAGATCCCAAGTCTGGTAAAACCACAACTTCATTACATTTTGCAGCAAAGTGTCAGAAGCGTAATAAAAAAGTAATTTATATGAATACAGAGGGCAGATTATCTGCTCAAAATTTTGAAGGCATTAAAGATTTAGACATTGCAAAGCTATTAATTATTGAGTCTACAGAAGATAAGATGTTATGTGCTGAAGACTTTTTAAATATTATTGAATATTATGTCAACAATGACCCAAGTTGCGTGATTATTATTGATTCAGTATCTAATATGGTTCCCAAGCAAGAGCTAGATGGTGAAATTAGAACTGGGGTTAGAAATGCTCTACCAAGATTATTGTCAATGTTTTTTAAACGTATTGGTGGGTCAATTACTAAGAATAAAACTATTGTCGTATGTATAACGCACAACATAGCAAATAGTGGAGGATCTCCCTACGCCCCAGCTAAAATGGCAGACTGTGGAAACATGCTACAATATCAAGCGGGAACAAATATGATCATCACACACAGAGGCAAGTGGCAAGTTCCAAAAGATACGGGAACGCACGTAGGACAAATTGTAAATTGGAATATTAAAACATCTAACGCTGGCGGCAAACCCAACAGCACTGCGGAGGGGTGGATACGTTACGGTATAGGCGTTGATGAAGTGCAAGAGATTATTCATATAGCTTGCGAGTTTAGATTAATTAAAACGGCTGGAGCGTGGTACACGCTATCTTGCGTCATGGAAGAACCAGATCATGATATTGTGAGCAAATATATTACAGATAACAATATTGGCAGAACGCCAGAAGAACTAGAAAAAGCATTTAAGTTTCAAGGCATTAATGCTGTAGCGGATTTTCTAAATAATAATAGTTCGATGGCAGATTTTATATATTTGAAAATTAAAGAGTTACACTAATGAAGGTGTGCGGCATCAATGGTAAAGAATACGTTTGGAATTTAACAAAGTATGATGTACTGTGCAACGACACTAGAAAGCGTTCCAAGTATCACATGCGGGCTAGAGCATTATTAAAAGAGATATATAATAGTTATAGAATCCTAGAAGAAGTCAAACTACCGGGAAGTACTGCCTTGAATAGAAAATCAGTACTATATCTAGATTTTTATATTCCAACTATTAAACAAGCATTTGAAATCCATGGACAGCAACACTATTCTTATATACCGTTTTTTCATAAAAATAAGGCAGATTTTTTAAAGTCAAAAGCCAAAGACGAAGATAAGATATACTGGTGCGAACTAAATAACATAGACATAATAACCCTTAAATATTCAGAAAGTGACGATGAGTGGCGAAAACACATTAAAGGCATCTGAAAAGCTAGCAGCGCATATTGCCCAAATTGATGATTATATAAATTTAACTAATGTCAAATTCTCTACATTTAAAGAAGAATACTTATTAGCCGCTAATTTATCTCTAGATGACCTTAAAAAAATTAGCCAACAAGAAGTATTTGATACAGCATATGTATTATATAGTTATGCCACATATATTCAAGATGAAATAAATAAAAATAAAATTGTATTTAACTGGTGCAATGATCAGCTAGAAAAATTAATAGTTGCGCATAATGAAGATTTTAATCAGTACACTAAGCATGAAGTCAAGCGTCAGATGATTATACAAGATAATACTTACGCTGCCAAAATTGATCAAATGAGAGGTATTGCTGAAGGTAGACTGCAAGCCTTAGAAGGCAAGGCGTATGAACTCAAGAGGAAAGCCGACATATTACTAGAGAAAGGTAAAAGACTATGAGTGATTTTGATAATTTTCTTTCATCATTGTCTGATGAGCAAAAACAAAAACTACTTGCGGCCCTGACCGTGAAGGCTGTAGAGCCAGAACCAGAACCGCCCAAGCAGAACCGTACAAACAAACCGTCCACTCAATCTGTCACGGTGGATGAAAATTTTATAGTAAAAAAGACAGACACAACAAATAGCAGGAGAAGAGAACCAGTGAGAGGTAGATTTAAAAACGAGTGGACTGACAATGGCGACATCAGTAGAGATATTGAAACTCCCCATTTTGAAAAAACACCCAGACACAGGGAAGCATCTAAGAAGGTAGACCTAGACTGTCATGTGTGTGGTAAGAGTTTTAAGGCAGATCCAAAGTTTGTTTATGGAGAATATCACCGATGTAATCGCTGCACCGGAAAATAAATATGGAAGTTAAATTAACTGACATTGGCTCAGAACGCGCTGTGCTTGCTGGTATTTTACAACACGGTATTGATGGGTACGTCATAGTATCAAATCTTATAGCTAGCGATACATTTGGACATATTAATAATCAAATATTATATCAATGTATTGAAAAGGTGGTGGCTAATGACCAGAAAATAGATATACCAACCCTACTATCGGCAGCGTCACAGCTTAACTTATCTGATAGCCTTAATACTCCGCAAGAAATTAAATATATCAAATCCCTATTTGACTTTCCTATTAGTAAAGAGAATATTTTTAGTTTTGCTGTTCAGATTAAAAAATTTGAATTTGCTCGTAAAATTAAAAAACTCACATCTAAAATCCATAAAGATGTAGATTCAGTAAATGGCTCAGAATCTATTAATGAAATTATACAAATATTAGAAAATCCGGTTACAGATTTTTTACGAGAAGATGATGGTGGAGATACCCCAGAAAAAATTGGCAAAGATATTCAAACCTACGTTCAGTTTTTAGGTGACAATAAATGTGATATTATAGGAATACCAACTGGTTTTAATAGATATGACGCTGCTATTGGTGGTGGATTAAGGAGAAAGTGCGTTGATCTAGTGTCGGCTAGACCCAAGGTTGGCAAGAGCGTATTTGCTGATAACGTGGCTCTTAACGTGGCTAATAAAAATGTTCCAGTATTAATGCTAGATACTGAAATGTCAAAAGAAGATCACCTCAATAGGTTAATAGCTAACATTAGTGGGGTTCCAATTAATGATGTCGCAACTGGAAAGTTTGTGGATGACGCAGATAAACATCAGCAAGTATTAGATGCGGTCAAGCAATTAGAATTAATTCCATATAGTTATATTAGCGTAGCTGGTAAACCATTTGATCAGATATTAAATTTAATTAAACGCTGGGTCATGCAAGATGTTAAGTATGATGAAACTGGCAAAACTAATGATTGTCTTATTATATATGATTATCTCAAGTTAATGTCCTCTAGCTCAATAACTAATAATATACAAGAATATCAAGCTTTAGGATTTCAAATTACATCACTACATAATCTATGTGTGAAATTAGATGTTCCCTGTTTATCTTTTGTGCAATTAAATAGAGATGGCATCACCAAAGAAAGTACAGACGCTGTTAGCGGTTCAGATAGATTGATTTGGCTATGTACTTCATTTTCTATTTTTAAGATTAAGTCACCAGAAGAATTAGCAGAAGATGGGCCAAACGCTGGCAATAGAAAGTTAGTGCCTATTGTGTCTAGGCACGGTGCTGGTTTAGATGATGGTAATTATATTAACATGGTAATGGATGGATCTCATGCTAAATTAAGAGAATTAAAAACACGTAATGAACTTAAAAATCAACCAGTAGGTGATACTGGCCTAGCCAATAAAGACTCCCTTAATAAGATAAAAGAAGATGGACTTGCAGATAATAAAGAAAAAGCTTAATTCTCAAGCTGAAGCAATATTTACTAAACTAGACATGAAATATGAAGTCTTTGGTGACAATATTTATTCAACATGTCCAGTACATGGATCTAGTGATAATCCGAGAGCATTTTCTTTCTCTATAGATAAAGGCATATGGAAGTGCTGGACGAGAGATTGTCAACATCAATATCGCAATGATATGTTTGGTTTAATACGAGGGGCTTTATCCAATGTCAATGGTGAAGATGTTGGATTCAACAAGGCTCTAGAATGGGCCTGTGATTTAATTAAAATTAAACGTGGAACTATACAGCCTTTAGATCCAGTTGACGATGTGGACGATTTTAGCAGGCTTGTAGCCATGCTTAATGAGGTTGGTAGCCCAGCACAATATAAAGCTATAACACTAGAAAATTATACATGCCCCTCTAATTACTTTATGAGCAGAGGGTTCAAAGCAGAAACGTTAGAATATTTTGAGGTTGGCGATTGTGTGAATACTAATTCAAAAATGTATGATAGATCCATCATCCCCATTCATGACGATGCTGGAAAACACGTTGTGGCACTGATTGGTAGATCAACAAAAGAATATAAAATCCCCAAATTTTTATTTTATCCAAAAGGTTTCATTAAAACTGGACTGTTGTATAATTACCACAGAGCAATTAAAAGTGTTTATAGTACCCAATGCTTGTTTTTAGTGGAGGGACAAGGAGATGTCTGGAAAATGCACGAAGCTGGCATTTTTAATGTTATGGGAATCTTTGGCAAAAGCCTAAGTAAAGATCAAGAAATTAAATTAAGTAAAATGCCACTGACCCATGTTGTTATATTAACAGACAATGATCAAGCTGGCAGAGAGTCTAAGACACAAATTCAAAGACAGTTAAATAGAACATATAGGTTGACATTTCCCAAGATATCAACTAAAGATGTTGGAGACATGACTGTTGAACAAATCAAAAATATTATATTACCACAAATAAAAGGATAGATCTATGAAAATTATTGGTATTTCTGGAAGAAAACAAGCTGGCAAAAATACAGTTGCTAATTATATTAATGGTGATATTTTAAAACGCAAGGAAATGATTACAGAATTTTATATTGATGATGAAGGTAAGCTCATAGTCCAAACTGTGAATAGTGATGGAGAGTCTGGATATGGAGAATTTGACGTTACTAGAAAAGACAATGCCTTCCTAGAGTATGCCCGCAAAGAATTGTGGCCATATATTAAAGTCTACCATTTCGCAGACCCACTAAAAGATATGGCTATTAATTTATTTGGATTAAATCCTGACCATGTGTACGGCACTGATGAAGAGAAAAATATGCCAACAGATTTAAAATGGAAAGATATGCCACTTAGTACTAAAAAGTCTGGCAATCCCACAGTAAGAGAATTTCTAGAACATTTTGGTACAGGTATAGTTAGAAAAATTAAAAATAACGCATGGTCTAAATACTCCATGAAGAAATTAACAATGGAAGATCCAGAGATAGCAGTTATTCCAGACGTAAGATTTCCTAATGAGGTAGAGGCGATACAAGCTGAAGGTGGAGTAGTAATACGATTAAGTAGAGATGTTTTTAATAGTCAGGCTCAACCAGAAATGGCTTTAGATAAAGATAATTTTGATTGGAGCAAGTTTAATTTAGTTATAGACAATGATAATATTACTATAGAAACACTATGCGAGTTGCTAAAAGCTAATGATCAAATGTGGAGAATATAATGCTTATTACATATGTCAGGTCTTCGTCGTACAACAATTATTCTTATTGTCAAATGCAATATTTTATAACGTATGTATTAGGCCATCAAGCGGAGAGTGGTAAAAAGGCTATTCTTGGAACCATAGTTCATAAAGTATTAGAAATATTGGCGAGACTAAAGAAATATCAGCAAGATAATATTACAAAATCTACCCTGCTTGTAGAAGACGATGCTCTAGGTCAGGTATTAATCAAGAAATTAGACCTCTTTACAGCAGGCACTATTGAGGATATTCTACAGCGTAGTTTTGCGTTTTACACAAAGAACACCTCACATGCCTTTACCAAGGGGGATAATGCCACTTGCTTAAAATTAACATGGGATACTGTGCTATATAACGATGGACAGTTTGATCCAAGGCGTAGAAATATAGTGGCAGCAGAGCCACACTTTGACATACCAATTGATGAAGATTGGGCGCATTTTGAATATGAGGTTAATGGAGAAGTTATTAAGGGTCAACTAGCCATTAAGGGAACTATTGATTTGGTGACAGAATCCTCAGAAGGGGTTATAGAAGTTATAGATTGGAAAACCGGCAGAAGAATAGATTGGGCTACGGGGGAAGAAAAAACATACGAAAAGCTATGTTCAGACCCACAGTTATTGCTATATAATTATGCTATAGCCAAACTATTTCCCCAATATAAGCAGTCAATTATGTCTATTTTCTTTGTTAAGGATGGTGGCCCCTTCTCAATGTGCTTTGATAAAGATGATCAAGCGAGATTTTTAGACATGTTAAAGGCTAAATTCCAAGATATTAAAAAGAATGAACATCCACAGCCCATATCTAAGAATAGAGATAATTGGAAATGTACCAAATTATGCCATTATTGTAAGACAAAGTGGAAAGATACAGACCAAAACATGTGTATATATATAGAGAATAGCCTCAAATCCAATGGGATGGAGCAAACTATTAAGGATTGCAGTAAAGAAGGATTTAATATAGGATATTATTCTGCTCCCGGTTAATATATGAATAAGCTATTAACTATTGGCATGGCTACATATGATGATTATGATGGGGTGTTTTTCTCCATACAAGCATTGCGTATGTATCACCCAATATGTAATACTGACAATGTGGAATTTGTTATTTTAGATAGTAACCCAAAAGGCCCACACGGTTTAGCTTGTTTAAATTTTGCTGGTTCTAGTAGCAATAATATTAAATATATAGAGTATGGCGGTTTATCTAGTTCATTTAATAAATATAATATAGTAGATCATGCCACTGGGCAATATATCTTGATTATAGACTGTCATGTTCTAATAGCTCAAAATGGAATCTCTCACCTACTTTCATATTTTCAACAAAATCCAGAATGTAAAAATTTAGTACAGGGGCCATTATTATACGATGATTTAAAAAACATATCCACGCATTTTAATCCACAATGGAGTGGTGACATGTATGGTGTGTGGTCTACAAACAGCGAAGCTTACAATAATGGGCATCCCTTTGAAATTCCCATGCAAGGAATGGGGTTATTGTCTTTTGAAAGATCGGCTTGGAAAGGTATTAATAAAAACTTTAAAGGGTTTGGTGGAGAAGAAGGTTATATAGCAGAAAAATTTAGACAATGGGGAGGCAAGAACATATGCCTTCCACAACTAGGATGGAATCATCGTTTTGGTCGCCCCAGCGGTGTTAAATATCCGCTAGCACTAGAAGATAGAATTTGGAATTATTTTATTGGGTGGTTAGAAATTACACAAGATCCAGACCATCAAATGATTAAAGACATTTATGAATACTTTAAACACAAAATAACACAAACAAGTATTGACCACATATTTAATAAAGCTAAACAATTAATTTTACACTAGATTAGGAGATTGACGTGCCAATGCCAGCCAGAAAAAATGATGAAGATAAAACCCAGTTTGTTGCAAGATGCATGGGCAATAAAGCTATGATAGCAGACTATCCAGACAGTAAGCAGCGTGTGGCTATTTGTCTAGATCAAGCTACTTCTGAATGTAACTGTGTGGAAGCGGCAGATTTTAGAATGACTTTTAACACACTTGGATATGAAGAAGAAATTAATGAAGACAACTTTCATATACCATTAGAAGCTGAATATGTTGACTTTGCAGAAAATGTAGAAGAGTGGGATATTGCTGGTGAAAAACCGGGACTATGGGACAACATTCGCAAGAAAAAAGAAAGAGAGGGTAAGAAGTATAGGCCAGCCAAGGTTGGCGATCCAGACAGACCATCAAAAGACTCTTGGAAAAAGGCTCAGTCTGAAGATGACCCAAGTGAAGAAGTTGACATGTTGAAATCTCAAGTAAACAAAATTATGAATCAAGCTAGTCAAATACTTGCATTATTAAATACAATGGGAGATATAGAGATTCCACCGTGGGTACAAGACAGTGTGTCGAAATCAGAAACACACATAGAAACAGCATATGATTATATGTTGTATAGTGGTGAAAAAGAGAATGAAAGTGCTGACGCTTCAGAAAACCCAAAGGTTAAATTAAATAAACCATTCAGAACACCAAGTGGTCCTAAGAAATTTTCTGTATATGTAAGAAATGATAAAGGTAACGTTGTCAAGGTAAACTTTGGGAGTCCAGAGAAAGATATGGATATCAAGCGGGACGATCCAGAAAGAAAAAAATCTTTTAGAGCTAGACATAAGTGCGACGAACAAAAGGACAGAACTAGTCCTGCATACTGGAGTTGCAAATTCTGGAGTAATACAAAAGTTTCAGACTTAGTTTAATTTGGTGATTCAGGTAAAAGGATTGTATTATAATGAGAAGAAAAAGTCAATGCAGGGCTAACTACTGGTCGTGTAAAATGTGGTCCCAGACCAATGTTTCAGACTTAACCTAGAATTAACACATAAACAGAATA